TTGTTCCAGTTCTCCAGTGAGGAGCATTTATATCTTTTATTCTCTTTTGAACCCTCTTTCCTTTTAGTTTTAATCCACTAGTTCCATAAGAACGAGCTTTTATGTTGTGCCTTTTGAGCCATTTACCCACTGTTTGAAATGCTACTCCACAAATATATCCTATTTCTGTAAGAGATTTTTCTTCTGTGATGTAAAGTCTTTTAAGTTCTTCAGGGTTGTGTCGTAGTGATTTAATCATACCGCAGTATAATATAACTTACTCACTTTGTCAAGATTACACCTAAACTCGTGACGCGGAAGAGAGAGAGCCTTCACCCTGGCTACTTGCCGTCGCCCTTAATTGAAGTAGTTCAAAATTAGAATTGGAAGTGGTGGTAATAACTTCTACCTGTAACAACCTGATAGATTTAAACAACTGAGTATAGTTAGTAATCTCATCGCTAGTAACAGTTATTTCTCCTGCTGAAGTACCCCACTGAGCAGTTCCCCATTGATCTGTGCCCCAACCAACTGATCCTGAAACCGCTGATCCTGAAATGGTGTAAGATTTTATGGTAGTGGTAGTTCCATCTCTTAGCTCGGCGATAATATTTATTGTTACGGTGCCTTTGACCGCTCTAAATAGTGAATAAAATAGCTTGACAATCTTAAGCAATGACCATTGTCCAAATACTTCTTTATTAGTTCTAACGATCTTTTGTATTGCATCACCTGTGTCTGTGTTTAATGACTGTTCAAACGTATAAGCGTTATTATCATCAGTAGAACCCAACACCCATCTTTCCGTTCCTGTGCCATCAGTGTATTTAAACATTTTAGAAATACCGTAAGGAGTTTTCCAAGGTCCAGTCCAAGCTCCCCTCTCTCTGTCATAGACAATCATCTCTTGTCTTTTAGGGAATGAAAGAATATATTTTTTATCTACATACATGGCAGTTGCAGTGGTGTAGTCACTATCATTTAAAAGTCCTAGATAAGGACGCATCTTGGCACTAGTTTCATTAGTTCTGATAACATTCAAGAAATTAGGCTCAAATCCTGTTACATAAACACCCTTTCTTCCAAAGTAAAAGGTGTCGTTTTCAACTGTTTGGATGGTATCTTGTCCACTAGCTCCTATGCTGGTGGAGATTGGTTGATAAAGAGGGTCTAACAAAACAAAGTTTCCTATTGTGACAGTAGAAAGCTCTACCGCATAATGAGAAGAGTCTTTATAAATAACAATCTTGTCTGTTCCTGGCTGAACTGAAATACCTGTAATATCTTCTCCCGAGTCAGGATCAATGTAAATATACCCCCCACCATCTAGATAATTAAAAGAATACTGTTTGGGAAATCTTCCAGAAATCAGAAGTTTGTTAGGATCATCCGCATCTACTGCCAATAAACGATCTCTAAACTTCTTGATAAACTTACTCTTAATTCCACCAGTAGTATTTGTTAAAGGGGACAAAATAGTTTCACTAGCAGCATCTCCTCTATCCACATAGTTGCTAATTGATGGTCCTACTGCTGCTAAAAACGTCTCGTCAGCAGGTAGTCCTCTGTAAACCTGATATCCTGAAACATTGCCTGTAGCAAGCGTCCAGAAAACCCTAACTTCAGTGTCACTTAAGTTCTGAGGAAGCTCTGGTAGCTCAAAAGCGACGGAGCCAGTAGTTTCTCCTCCATTATCTGAGAGGGTAGTAATTCTCCACGAGTAAGTGGATGTTCCAGATGCTCCTGAAAAGTTGGTGGCATTTACTCCTGTAGGAGCAGAGAGGGTTGCAAACACAGAAAGAGATGACCCAGTATATGAGGTAAGTGGTTTGTCAGGTGAGACAATATAAGTAATTCCTCCCAACTGTTCTGCTCTAATTGTTGTACCAGATGGATAAGACTGTCCCAAAATTACAGTGGATGATAAACCATTCTTTTTAGCTAAAAATCCCTCATCAGATAAGGCAAAAATCTCATTCAATCCAGTTTTGGTGTTTATATAAGTTCCAAACCCACCAACTGATCCCGTAGCGTTTACTGTGAAATAATTATCAATTCCCCAACGACCAGTTACAACTCCTGATCCAGTTAACATGACATTATCTGCCTGAGACAGTTCGTCACGTTCTAACTCAGTGGGGCGAAGCAACAGGTTAAGACCTTTTTTAAACGTCTGCCACTCAGCATTAGTGTCTTTTCTTTTTTTGAAAGCGGGGGATCTTTTTGAGATGATAGGACTCATGGTTTAGCCTCTTGATCTACCAATTCTCCATCTTGCAGCACCAGTTCTTCTTACACCAGGATTACCTCCAGGAGTTTGATTCATTTCTCTACCGATCATGTTAGCCAATCTTCTTTGTGCATCAGCTTCTACAATAGGAAATCTCTCATCTGATCTGGACTGAAGTACTAAGGAAATTACTTTTTGTACCACATACATGTCATCTGGCACCTCACAAGCATCTGAAAGAGTTGCCATACTAGAAGGACTTCTCTGATAAATAACACTTAAGCTCGCAAGAGAAGAGTTTAAGCCATTAGCGGTCAAAATATGACCAGCAGCTTCATTGCCCGTGACGTAAGTATATCTATCAGTTGATGATTTAAGATATATGTCCCTGGGCTGTATTTCAGGATAACGATTCTTATTAAGATCAACAGGAATTGTTTCTAACTCTTTAAAATTGGTAGGAAGAGACGCCGTGGTTAAAGAAAGATAAGCGTTATATTGAGTGGTTAATTGCCTCCACCTATAAGAATCAGCCCATTCTCTAACTGCTTGTTGAGCATAATTAACTCTAGCAGTTAAATCATCTCCTTCTGGGAGAGCAGCATCCAAGTCTAAATAAGCATTGGCATCAATTAATATTTGTTGCAATGTCCTCATGTAGAGAAACATATAACAACAAATTGGGGGTTATCAAATGAAACTATCTTTTTCTGTTTTGATTCTCTTTTCCTTCAGGATCAACTATTTTAATTTTCACAATACCTCCTCAATAGATTGACTTCCACAAAACACGGGTACAGGATCAAAGCCCCACTTCTCTAGAAAAACATCTCTGGTTTGCTCTGAATCTCTTGAGATATCGTCTGCGTGGATTGTCTGACCCTCTAAGTGATGAACTGATACTGAGTAATTTCTATAAATCTTCAGTCCAGCCTTATAAATCCGAGTCCAGTAGTCCCAATCTTCGTGATTAGCAGGAAAGTAATCCTCTTCTGCAAACAAACCGACTTTATCAATGGTGTTTTTGTTAATCATAAAACAAGCACCTGATGGCCACTTATAGTTCTCTACCACGCCCTTACCTCCTGGTAGGTGTTGTACTCTAGGATTACACATTCCCGCATCAGGCATCTTCAGCCCATCACTCATACACTCAAGCCATCCAGGATTAACCTTAATGTCATCACCAATAATCACAATATTTTCACCTCTGGCTAGCTTAATACCTGTATTCCAGCCATGGCTTATACCCCAATTCTTATCTAGACGGACATAGGTATCACACTCATTTTCCCAATCATGTCTGACAGTTGAACCATTGTCTACGACAATAAACTCATAATCCTCACTATTGTCTCTCACGGTTGCAGCACAATCTCTTGCCATTTCTCTCAATCGTTTATAACGATGAAAGATCAGCATAATAACTGTGTACTTGGGTTTTTTAAGATTGGGATTCATAGCTTCCATCCTGGTGCCAGATAGTCCTTAACCATGTGAGTAGCTAGAGATGGGATAGGAACCCACAAATCATATCCACGTTCTTTAAGGTCATGCCAAACAGGACCATCTAAATATCCATGGTGCTTTAAGATATCTAGGTTTTCCTTAACCAAATCAGAATGACATCCCCAGGTCATAGTGTTTCTCTCAGTAGTTCTAAAGTGGTGGTTATTTACTAACTCAACCTTACATTCATTGGAGTGTAGTTCTCTATCTACATAAAAGTTGGGATGGTCATATGGACTGACTAGTTTTAAGCTCTCTAAAGCCTGTAAAAACTTCTTGCCGATAATTTCTTTGTATAAGTAATCACACTCCTGAAACAAAACATAATCGTCTGCTTCTTGAGCTAATTCATAAGAAGCAATCATTGCCTGATTGATCCCATGCTCGCTCTCAATGATCTCACTTTCTGGAGAAAACTCTTGGATCATCTCAATGCACTCACTGTCACAGTGGTCAGCTAGAAAGATTATCTTAAGATCAATGTCGGAGAAAGCCTTAAGAAATGATTCTAGACATAATTCATTTAACTGATTTTTATCATCTTGATAGATCGGACTAGGATTAGTTGAGGCAATTGAAGTTATTCTATAGAGGACGAGCATATTTCTCCTACACACTTATCTATAAACTCTATCATCTCTTCGGTAACACTAGGATGAACCGAGATAAACATACCATTCTCCATAACATCATCAGCATTTCTAAGATCACAGCTCTTAACTACATTTTTAGCAACCTCTTCATATGCTGGATGTTTTAAGACGTTTCCTGAGAAAATAGTGCGACACTCAATGTTGTTAGCTTCTAAGTGATCCATTAGTTCTTTTCTCTTAACTCCTCTTACCATGAGAGGAAATGAGAACCAACATACGTCTGCATCTGTGTCCCACTCCATCAGTTGTAGTTGTGAATACTTACTTAACTTCTCATAAAGTAAATTAAAGTTTTCTTTTCTTTTCTGACGCATCCAATCAATCTTTTTTAACTGCACCCGACCCATGGCACATTGGAGTTCAAGAGGCTTCATGTTGTAACCAATCTCCTCATAAACATATCTTGATCTGTAATCATCAGGTAATCCTGGGTAGTCATAAATCTCATCAGTTCCAGTAGCACGACCCCACTCTCTTAATTTTAAGACTGTATCTGCTAATTCCTGGTCATCAGTAATAACAGCTCCACCCTCACCCATAGTAATGATGTGTGCTGCATGAAACGACACACAGCTCATATCTGAATACGTATCAACGTACTTTCCATGCTTAAGAGTTCCATAGCCATCACAGTTATCAAGGATAATCTTAACTTCTGGACCAACCATCTCTCTCATCTTCTCAAGATCAACTGGGTTGGAGGCAATATTTACCGCAATCACTGCTTTAATATATTTGTTCTCTGCTAATTTGTCTAAATCAATCAAAAGAGTCTTGGGATCAACATCTACCACATAGGGAGTTAACCCACATTGAATAATTGCATTAAAGGCTGTAGGGAAATTAACAGCAGGAATAGCCACTAAAGACCCCTTGGGTAACTTAAGAGCTGTCAGAGCTAGTAAAAGAGCTGAAGAGCCTGAATTGACCACTACAGCACGCTCCATACCCGTATTTTCTGCTAACTCTTCTTCAAAAGATATTGATTCTGGTCCCATAGTCCAACGCCTACCACCTTGGTTAAGCATGACATTCATCACGGCAAAGACTTCTTCTAAGCCGATAATGGCACCTCCGTATGAAACTCTGTCTTCTCCTGACTTAAACATTTATCTCCTTTTCTACCTCAATTATCTCTGGTAGTTCCTTTTTTTTTACCCACTCCCATGTTTTTTCTAGTCCTTCTTTTAAGGGGGTTTCTTTGTAATCAAAGATTGCCTTTTGAACCGAATGATCTGCTAGAAACATAGATATTTCTTGAGGTCTTGGTGGTTCTACCTTAATTGGTACGCTAAGTCCAGTAACCCCCTGGATAATATCCGACAACTGCTTAATTGAAATAGCATGATCCGAACCTACGTTGACAGTTACGTTCTCTACCAATAATGAGTCTACTAAGACATCAATCACGTCATCCACATAGGAAAAAGCTCTTCTCATTTCACCACCATCAAACAAGGTGTAAGAATTTTCTTCCATAAGTCTTCTCATAAACAATGCCACCACATTCTTGTAGGGATCATCCATCTTCTGACCAGGACCATAGATGTTGTGAGGACGGAATATCACATACTTGAATCCATATACTTTAGACATAATCTTTAGTATCTGCTCACAAGCTAGTTTGTTGACTCCGTACACATCTTGGGGAGCAGTTTTATCATCTTCCTTTGAGGGTACGCTGTTCTCTCCATAAACTGCCACACTTGAGGTATAGAGAAACTTCTTAACTCCTACATTGATTGATGCCTTAAGTACGTTGGCAAAGATACCGATGTTACGCTGAGTCATATCTACTGGTGAGACTTGTCCTCGGGATTCAGCAGCCATCGCTGCCAAGTGATAAACAACGTCAGGTCTAACTTCATCTAGTAACTTGTCTGTCAATTCTTGATCTGTTAAATCATAACCATTCTCTAAATCTGCACCAATCACCACATGACCCTCACTCTTTAACCTCTTGAATAGATTGCTTCCTACTAGGCCGTTGTGACCTGTTATTAATATTTTAGACATACTCTAGTATCTTTCTTGCTCTGTGTTTGTATGTGTGGTTCAAAAGAGCGTGCTTGCGTGATTCCTTACTTATTTCTCTAATTAGTTTAGGTCTTTTAAGATAAAACTTAATTTTCTCTGTTAGTTCTTTTTCGTCATTATATCCTATGTAGTGTTTGCCCTCTGTGGCTAGAGAATCTAAGTTATCGTTATAGTTCTCCACCAAACACCCAATAGCCATACCCTCAAAGAATCTCATTGGGATATTATTCTCTCCTAAAGTCATATTAAAGATTAACTTACCCCTACTCATATCTCTAGAGTAGTCATCGCCAAAGTCAGACTGGGTGTGCAGGATATTAAAATGTTTGGCCAACTCTGCAACCATGTTATTTCTTTTTTCATAAATAGACTCAGCACTTCCAATCATTACTAGGTCAAAGTCTTTTTTAACCTTTCTTGGTCGGTGTATTTTCTCATTGAAGGCGTGGGGTAGAAACACAGTACCCTCTGGATACATTCCAAGGTCTTCAGGACTTCCACCTATAAACACTTGGTCATGTAACAATATTTGGTCTGAAGGAGCGCTTAAAAAACTATCACAATCCCAAATGAAATACGGGACTCCTGGCAACCTGTCTGCGTAAGGCATACCTCCAACGTTGATAACTAAGTCAGCTTCATAGCCAGTAACAATATCATGTCCTAAATCTTTGAAAGCTCTGGTTAAATACCAAGCAGAACTTGATCCTGGTCCAGCATCTAGTGGGCAGTTAGTTTTTATTCTCATAATCACCCCAAGGTTTAATAATATCCTCTAGATTGTCTCTCATCCATTTTACACAATCTTCATCAGATACTCTTTTGGGGATGGTGTACTGTAAATCAATCTTCTTTCCCATCTTTGGGTCTCTAATAAGAGGCAGGTTTCCTTTTTGGATTTGATCTACCATCCACACATAGCGAGGATCGTTTAGTCTACGAGTACGGTTAACTGATTTCCCATCCTCATCATTACCTAAAGCCTGGAAATGATCCAAACAAACACACTGGTTAGTATCATCAATCCAAAGATTATAACCAAGAGCCTTAGCTCTATAAATGATTTCTGTGTCATCCCAGCCGAGGGCTTCATCATAAAACTCCCAATATCCGCCCAGGTGTTTGAGCGTTTTAAGTGGTACTGCACCAAAGTTTTGTTCAAAGTCTGTAATATTTTCATGTTCTCTTATTCCCTGGTTTTGTATTCTAACGTTTTTTCTTAGAAACTTTCCTATTACATCTAAACTACCATCAAACCAATCTTCCTTGTTATCCATGGTTAATAGCTTTGGGGAAAAGTAGACATCTACAGGAGCAATAAAATCTCTTGGATGTTTACGACTAACATTAAGTAGTTCTTCAAGAGAAGTTGGATTTAGAATTACAAAATCTTGTAAAAAGACAAACAGCTCTCCGCTTGCTGCTTCTATGGCTAAGTTATTGGCATTAGCTAATCCATAAGTTCGTTTGGTTTTACCCTGATGGATATACTTAATATCCAAGTTATATTTTTTAGCGTACTTATCTGCTGTCTTTTGTCTGCTCTTGTCCTGACCGTCTACAATAACCCACTCAAAATCTCCATGAGTTTGTTCTGACAGATTAGAAGCCATGATATTCCACCAACCATCTCTGACAGTTGGTGTATAAACAGTAATCTTGCCTTCCAAGGGTTTAACAAACTCTTTTTTCCACTTATTAGCAATAGTGTTCCAAGAATATGACTGAGAAAACTTTTGACACTTCTTACTCATCCGCTTCCACAAGACACTATCTTTCATTAGTTTGATTAACTCTGTCTTAAACTTCTCTTTAACTTCCTTTTTATATATCCCACCCTCAATTAGCACACCCACCTTGGCTGTTTCTTTAAGCGCACCAAGAGACATAGTGACTGGAACTAAACCGTCATTCTGAGCCTCTAAGGCTGTGATGCAGTTAATCTCGGTAAAGTAAGTTGGATATGCCCAAATACCACACTTGCTTCTAATTTCTTCTAGTTTGTCCTTGCCAACACGTCCATGCTCGGTAATACCATCTTGTTTAAGTCTCTCTACCTGTACTTCTTTCCAAGCCTGTCGTTCTTTGTTATTAACCGTTGCTTTATCAAATAAATCCCACCCGTAACAAACATCTAGAGTAGCATTAGGCACGGCTTTCTTAATATCTGACCACATAGAAAGGAGTATATCTAGAGACCTATCATGAACTTCCATAAAACAACTTATGATTTTTCATACGGTGATTCCATTACTTACAACCTGAAACTTATCTGGGTACTTATATAAAAGTTCTACAGCTAATTCTTTATGGTACTCGCTCTTGACCATAATTTTATCTACTGCGTTCATAATTGAATCTGGATAATCTACTGGATTCCAAATATCATGTAAGTCTACTAAAAATGTCTTAGCTTTGATCTTAGGAGCTAGAGAAGCATTGCGCCATTGAATGAAGATATTAAACTTATCTGCTTTATTAAAGTAATACCAGGGTAAGTAAGTAACTCCATCTTGCTCTCCCATGTGTTGGGGATCACCATAGACTGTCACTCTATATCCTAATTTAGCCCACTTCCTTGAGAGTTCAATGACTGCTGTCTCTGATCCACCAATACCTGTTTCAATAGAGTGTGAATCCCACTTTTCAAAGTGAGGACTACCAAAGTTAGCAAAGTAACAAATCTCATTGTCATCCCATATGCGAGGAGCTGTGTTTTTCTGTCTAAATCCTATTGCCCAAGGCTGCTCTGATATCTGAATAGGAATTTGGTCAAGAACATTAAGAGCGTTTTTATCATCAATGTTTTCCATGTAATCAAGAAGAGACTTAGAGGCTTCGGAAGCAGTCTGTAAGTCCATTAAGTCCATTAAAAACAGGAGAGTTTCTTTATTCTCTTTAATGGGTTGTTCTTCAAATAGTGCTTCTGCTGCCTGAACCGATCCCGGTAAGTCTTTATCTATGTTGTACTTAACCTTGAGTAGCATCTGAGCAAAGAGGACCTTCATCTCTTTAACGTTGTTAATCCCTGCTGTTTGATCGTCTAAATCTAGCTCTCCTGCTAGGGTCAACCAGTGCTTTGCTTCCCGATATCTCTCCACATTAAAGTAGGCTAAGGCTAGACGAATATAGTGTAGGGGTTGGTGAGGATACTCTGCAATGGCTTTATGAAGATATTTAACCGCATCATGGTATCTCTCTAGCTTGCTAGAACAGATAGCCATCAGATCATAAGAATTAGCTCGCTCTTCATCCCAACCACTCTTTTCTAAATATTCTTTTCCCATATCAATACACTTATTAAGCAAGGGTTCATCTCCTACTTCAGCATATATTTTCATCAGGTAGAGTAAAGTACGAGGATCAGCCTCACCTGCTTTTCTCTCATCTTTAAGCTGTAGCTCTAGAATCTCTCTATTACGAGTCAGCTTGTCATAAGAATCTTCAAGAGAGGCTTTATGCATCACTGCAATAGGGTTTTTCTCAGGATGATAAGGAACCTTGCTATAGTTATCCTTTTGCCCACTTACGGGTACTGGAGTTTCATGGAGTCTTCCAATCCATTTAATAGTACCTGGTCTAACTAAACGCTCTCGGTAGTGTTCAATATCTACACTCTTAAAAGTTTCAAGACTTGGTTTGCCATCAAACTCGCATCCATACCAATACTTAAGAAAAATAACATCTTTTCCACCCCTCTTACCCATTTCTGCTAAACCTCTTAAGTGTTCTCCACCTACTAAAATATCATCTGCGTCTAACCAGAAGATATAATCAATATCACTCTTTACACGTGAAAAGTTATAGTTCCTCTGCTCACTAAAGTCTTTATTCCACTTAAGATAAGTGTAATCTACTACTTTATATTGATATCTCTCCCCAAGTGAGCCTATGAGAGCCTTGATTTGGGCTGTTTTTTTACCATTGGCTGTTACATGTATGGAATCTACGAAGGGAACAACTGAAATAAGAGCAGCCTTAAGCTCCTCAACCTCTGAATCATCTTTGACAATCATACAAAGAGCTATCTTCATCAGTTGTACCTACTTCTCTTAAATATTGGGATTCTTTTAATTAAGGGACGGTAAAATCTCTTATCACTTGTTTTAACTTTAGGCATTAACACATTAAACATCTGGTCTAACCTAAGTGGATATGAAGCAGGAGAATGACCAACATTCATTAACTCTTTTTTAGATTTCTCTAACTCTCTTTCCATTACACTCATATCCCTAAAATCTTCTAGTTCGTTAGGAAATAACGATGCCCAAATCTTGAATATCTCTATGGCGTAATCAATAATTTGTGAATTGTTTTCATCTAACTGAGTAGACTTACTAATGCCTAAAGTTTGACCTCTATCAATAAGGTGAGCTATGGCTAACGCTAGTTCTTGATCTTTGGGATAAATATTTATATCTACAGGCAACTCAGGCATATCATCAATATACCACAAGACCAATAAAAAGACCCCCATATTTCAGAGGGTCTAATTATTAAACTTTAGTTACTAAAGTTTGTTATCGTAACCAGTACGCTTCACCGAAGCACGTTGTGCTTGGGAGATTAGAGTGAACTCTGTTGCGTACATTCCTCTCTCTGCGTGACCATCTCTTGCCAGGTTCTTCCATGAAGGACGATTTCCTGATAAGAAGGAGTGCTTGTAGGTCTCTTCCCGAAGGGCATAGACCGCCAAAGCATTACCTAACGTGGCTGACGCATTCACGTTTCTCACATCTTTGTGAGGGATGATCTTAACGGTTTGACCGACACTAGAGTCGTAGACCCTAATTTCGTTGTCAAGTTTCTTATCACTTGCGTCAATGTTACGAGTAAGATTGGATGTGAATCCAGAAATTCTTCGTTTAATAATCATTGGACAGACCAATAGGTCAGCAATGTATTCCATTGACACTTCGTCGTAAGAGTCTTGCATCATGTCGTTAAGCTCTGTCTCCGTAAAAGAAGTACCAGATGCTCTAAAGGTCACGTTGGTTGAGATCATGTTGTCAAAACCATTCATGCCTGAGGCAATACCTGATAAACGAGCTACAACGTCGCCGTTAATGGTGACAAATTCCATCTTTGCCTTTAATCGCTTAAGGGCACGATCTTTTTGAAATGCCAGCGGATCTTCACCAGTGATGGTGGCCATACCTGCGGCGGTATCAGAAAGTTGAACAGTCTCATCTAAGATGACCGTGTAGTTATTACTTCTTTCGGGAGATGTCAGATCGCTATACGATGCATCTGCCCCTTCAATAACACCTGTTACTGACGTTGGGCGAGCTGTATTAAATACAGGCCACTCATGCAAAGCATTAGTAGCGTCCGAAGACACCCCCAAGTTAGAAACAAAGTAGTTATCGGTATTTGGAGACACGTCCTTTAAGATAGACAGTAAACTGTCAACCTTATCGCTGGCGTTGTCATAGTTTTTTCCAAATGCCATATTTCCTTTTCTATTAATTATTACGCACCAATGCGTTTAAGACGTTCAGCGATTGCGTCATCGTCTCGTCTAGCTTTTAACTCATTTAGAGTTTCGCCAGACTGCCTTGGTGAACTGCCTGGAGCTGATGCTTGCTCTCTTTGTTCAACTGCTTTTTGTTTTATTACAGTCTTTTCTGATTTGCGAAAGTACTTACTAAGTTTGCCTGCGGCTGCCATTGCGTCTCTCTTGCCTGAGTTGACTATTTGGCTTGTTAGTTCATTTCTGACTAACTCGTAGGCTTCTTTGTTAAATTCTTCATTCAGTGGGTCAAGCTCTGGATATTCCTTATAGAGAGCCTTGGTTTGAGCATCTTGTTCAAACTTAATAGTTCTCTGTTGGGCTTCTAAAGCTCTTCTCTCTGCCTCCTCAGCTTTTTGATAAGCTAAATCAGATCTTGCGAGCTGACTCTTTAATACATCAGCATTGACAAATCCTTGTTCATCAACCAACTGAGGTGCTAGCTGCTGTTGAGTCTGTTGCGGGTAGACCTGAGGGGCATATTGCTGCCTAGTCTCTGGTGTTACCTGTGGCACAGGCTCATTTAGATAGTCAAGTACAGAAGGTAAATCCTTGCGCTTTTCAAGCTCTTGTTTTAATTGAGCATTGTGCTGCTTGAGTTTGTCAAACTGCTCTTTGGTACGTTCTTTCGTATCCTCTGGCAGTTTAGGCTCCTCAGCCTCTTCTGTTGGTTCTTCTGAGGCGGACACTTCCTCGGGCTGTTGTTCCTCGCCCTTGGGTTGTTCTGGAGTCTCCTCTAAAACTTCCTCTTCTTGTCCTTTTTTGGTTTCATCAGACATTTGAAACCTCCTTAACTTGATTTAATGAGTGCTCAGCTTTAAGGTCGGAGCATCAGACCCAAGTTAAGTTAGTTTATAGACATATAAAAGAGAGGTTATCAATAGCAAAAGAGTTTTAATCTTGTGAAGACTTGACTAAGGCTAAAATATTAGGACCTTTATAGCCCACAGAACAATTATAACAACGAGCCTCGGAAGCTGAGAGTGCGTAGAGTTTGTGTTTACACTTATGAAACTTAAGCTCAGTAGTCTCAGATATCCCTAGTTCCATACCTGTAGGATCAACTTTTTCTAGGGGAGGAAGTTTTGTCATATCTACCTTTAATGCGCGCTATCTTACCAACAGTGTCGCTAGCTCTACCTTCTGCATCTGAAAGCAGGTTAATTATCTCTGTAAAAGCCTGTGCCTTAGCCCACATAACATTATATGCACGCTGAAACTCATCATTACTATTAAAATCCTGGGGGTTGAGCCACTTGTTCTCCTGCTTGAGGAGCGGCAGGAGGTGCTGTTGGAGGTCCTTGTTGCGGTAGAGCCTGTTCAGGGCCTGCTGCTGGTGTAGCTGACTGGTCAGTTGGTTGAGAGATACTTGTAAAGAATCGGGAAGCGTCTTTTGTTCCTGCGTCTTCAAAGGTTTCTGTGAGGATTTCTTTGGCATTGGGTCTTACTCCATCTTGTGCTAATAATTGTAGCACAGTCTGATTATTAAATAATAGTTCTTGAGCATCTTTTCTAGATTGTCTTAGTTCTGAATTTGACCCAGATGCCATACTCTTAACATCAGGAATGTAGTCCACTAGTCCTTCTAAGTCTTCTTCTGTTAGAACTATCTCGGCTTCCATACCAGTATCATCAACAGTCATCTTGGGTTTAAGCTCTATCTTTTCAGGATCAGTTTCTTCAGGGTTGGCAACAACAGGGAATCTAGGAGTTTGTCCTGCATTGGTTAGTTCTTGGAGCTGAAGATCATTGACCTTACCATCTAACTGTAGAGTTACATCTGCAATGGTTTGTGTTGCTTCTTGAGTAAGTTGCATATCGGCAAGACCATTGTTTTTAAAGAATGAAAACTCTCTCTCTCCTACAATCTTCATGATATATTCATTCATTTCTTCATTAGCAAACAAGAACTGCTTGTTGTTACTGATCCACATCATCATCATTTCCTTAAGAGCATCAGATAAAGCATTCTGGTTATCCTGATCTCTAACGTTTTGTTGTTTCTCAGTACTTCTAATCTCGGTAGCAGTCTTGTCTGGATTAAATGGGTCTACTCCACCTATTCCTTGTGAAGAGTCGCCCATGGCAGTATTAAATGCCGATACTAATGCACTGTAAGTTGTTTGAAAGTATTTAAGAGGATCACCTGATCCCTGATGTTCTTGTACTGCATCAAGAGAGTTAACAATCCAAGTAGCTTCTGGATACCATTCAATTGTTTCCATCCTAACTTGACCTTCTAGAACCTTTAAAGGAGGCTTCATGTGGATATTCATTGTATCTAGATAACCATTAAGGGTGTACTGAATAGCTCTCCATAGAGGAAGAACTGACTCTACTTCTGACTCACCCCAAGGATCATCAGATAAGGGGAAATACTTTAGCTGAACTACTGGAATCTTACCGTGTTTATAAGGATTTTTAATTTCTCTCAATAAGAGATTGTGTTTAGGGCTAAAGGTGATCCATCTGTCTGTACGATATTCAGTAACAATTTCTACTACAGGGAATGACTTATCTTCTCCTAACCTATCAGTTAGCCCCTTAAGACTCTTAATTCTTGAAACATAGTTGTTGTCTCTACGATCTTGTGTATCTTGAGAAACTGCTGATTTTAACTCTTTCAGTCCTGGATACTTAGGCTTACCTGGAACTGTATTTTCATTCTCTAGTTCTTCTAAAGTTACCCAGTCTGAAACCTGTACCCACTTAGCATTTCTAACATTTTCTCCATTTGTGAGACCAATGTTTCTTACATCAAGATACTTAAACTCATTACCATTGAAAATAACCTTGCCGTCCTGATCCTCTTCATACTTCCAGTAGGTTAAACCAAAACATGAGGAGAACAAGCGAGTGTCTTGATCCATGTTGCCCCACTTATGATTCATAGTCCCACCCTCATTGGCGCTGTCCCATTGAAAATCTAGTAGAGCGTTTTGAATCTTTGATTTAATAATATCTGTGCCTTCACGAGGAACTACTCTCCCTCTTAGCTTTGAATTAGTTAGGCGAGCTTTCTTCTCAACAATGGTAGTACGAAGTCTGGGGTCAACTACCTCTGAATCATAAGGCCAGTTGCTAGGTAAGCGACCAAAAAAGGCATCTAAAACATCATTCCAACCATTTTCTCTGTCCATCCGAGTATCACGATCATCTGTCCAGTCTTGATAGTGTTCCATTGCTTGAGAGAGTAATCCCTCATTTTTATCATGGAAATTATTGGTCTTGGAAAAGGTTTTATCTTTTTTCTTAGCCATAAGTTAGATATACAACACTTTTAAGTTGGTTATCAATCTCTTTTGTTTCTAACAATCTTAATTACTCGCTTAATAGTTAAGGTACTATTCTTCTGCTTGTTTTTTGTTGACTCAAACTGACAGAGATTACATATCCTAATGAAATCACCTGGGTAGAGTTCAAACAAGAAGGGCTTTAGCTCTACTGGCATTCTTCTACCACAAGACTGACAAGCCCACTCTTTTAGAATCTGTTCTTTAACCAATCCATGAACTGCTCCCCCATACTTACTCCACTTACCCGTTTTCTTGCCTCTTAGCGGGTCATTTGGGTCACTTGGTTGATTTGGCAGATAAACCCTCCTATTTAAGATTCCACTTTTTACGACTTCGTTCATTTCTTAAAACTGCTCTAGTTGTGCTCTGATTATCTTTTGTCTTGTAGCTCATGGCGAAGTATCTAATCATATCCATAGCATCATCATTTCTCTTAAGAGGGACATTCTTAAGACCTGCACCCATACCTGTCTTTTGTTCCATCCACCTGTACTGCTCAAACTCACTCGCTACCCAAGGTAGATTCTTAGAAAACATTAGTGTTGGCTTGCCCGTGTCTGCTCTCACCTTAAGTAGTTCTGATACCTTAGCAATCCCACTCTGAACAGAGTCAGGACCTTTCTCTACTGGTTGAAAGTGAACATCAAACCTAGCCAGCTCTTCTATCTGCATTGGTTGGGCACTATCTGCTACTGCGTTTTGGATATGTTTACCTGAGTCTTTAATCTTTACTGCCTCTGATATCTCTGTTGTTGTCATTCCTACCTCATAGATACCATCAAACATGTATATCTCTGTACCAATAGTGTTAACCGCAAAATAGCCCATAGCAGTTTTGTGAGCGAATCCAAAGTCTAAAGACCTGTAAAAAGTAAATCCCTTGATATCTGGGATATCTACCATGTGTGTTTCACGTGAAAACTTCTTGTAGATAAGACCGCTCATCTTCCTAAACTCACCCAGTACTTCCTGAGCAAAGCTATCCTCATCCATCTCGGTCTTCATTGCATCAATCTCTTCTACTGCAATGTGACTGTTGTCGTATGTGGTGTAGTGAAAGTAAGTCCAATCTTCATCAACCATCTCAGACAGTTCTTTAAAGTGGTTAAAGCCGTTAGGAGTAGAGATAAACCATACCTGAGCTTGAGAGTCAGCTAGAGTAGGGCGTATTACCTTCCATGATTCTTCCCATCTGTCTATAAAAGCTGCCTCATCAAAGATACAAAAGTCTATTCTCACACCTCTCAAACTATCTGGGTTCTCTGCACCTTTAAGGTAAATCTGTGAGCCGTTAATTAGCTCTACAAACAACTCTGTTTCGTTCTTTCTTTTGATGATCTCTTCAGGGATAAACTCAGATAACATCTGCCACATAATAGATTTAGCCTGACGATAAGTGGGAGCAATGTACCACACGATCATCTTCTCATTCTCAGTGGCAAAGTGAAGCATCTTAATCGCTGAGAGAAATGACTTACCTGCCCGCCTACCACAGTTGATTACCTTATAGCGATGGTAATCCTTCCAAACTGTTGATTGCCAATCAGTAAGGGTTTCATTTATCTTTGACATTCACCTGAATAAGTCCTTGTAGGCTGTTAATCTGAATACCTGGTTGTTCTTGTCTGCCAGCTACCTTTTGCATATCACGCCAGTAGTTATATTCCTTTGGAGCTTTCTCTAATCCGATTTTATCTAAGTAAGGTCTCCACCTACGAGTTTTTCGTTCATACTCGGCAAAATAAGCATCTTCAAAGCCAGGTTCTTTAATCCATTGATACCAATTAGTTTTGGAAAGTTTACTAGCTTCACTGATCTTTTTTGTGGAGCTTTCTCTTAGTTCTACCTGTGTGTCAAGCCATTTCAACTGATGAGGTCTTAACTCATATTGCTGTACTTTTACCTCATCTTTTGCAGTAATAGATTTCTCAGGCATATATTCAGTATAGCAGAAATATTCATTTTAAATAAATGTTAGTAACATCCCTCCATAGAATAATCCGAATATCATAGTTAAGTAGAATTTAAGTTTCATTTAGTACTTCCTTTACTGCTTGCCAGAGAGCATCACAAAGTTCTTTTGGTTCTAGCCAGCTAATTCCACCATATTCTGCAATAGCGTGATAATAATCATTTCCTAAAAATTCTATCATTTGCCCGATTGAGAGAGGAGGTTGGCTGTATTCTTCTATTTGTCCATTTTCGTCCTCATGAATAAATACATTTGATTTAACCCATGTGTATTTATCTGCATACCAATCAGACAATCTCTTCTTACCCTCATCGCTTAATTCGTTTAGCTGGTCATTTGTGATGTGTTGCTTCATAATCCCTCCTGAATAATTGATTGTAGTCCTATCATTTGTCGGCTCATACTAGTTTTCAATTTTCTCTCCGCCTTAATTATTTCCTGCTCATATTTAAGTTTTTTTGGTGTTAGTTCTAACAGTATTGCTTCATTCCTATTTCTTTCTGACACTTATATTTCTTTGAGAATTGCCCTGTAGACTCCCATTGCCTCTAGCCAGGCTTCTTCTGCCTCGTCGTAGGCTTCCTCTGCCTTGCTGTAGGATTTCAGTGCCTCTGCTTCTCGTTCTTGTAGTGTTTGTTTCATAAGTTTATTCCTCTGTGTTAAATGTAAACGGTTCAATGTCTACCTCTATGTAATTTGGGTTATTATCACTCCAATATTCATAACCTTCACTTTCTTTGTAATGAATTAGATTGTTGCTGATGTCGTATTCACTCCAAGATTCATAACCATAGCTGTTTTTAGAATGAATTTGATTATTGTTACTGTCGTATTCTCTCCAAGATTCATAACCAGTATTGCTTTTGAAATGAATTAGATTGTTGTTCTTGTCGTATTCTTTCCAATATTCATAAC